ACAAATTCTCTCCAATAAAAAGAAGATGGTCCGATTTTACAGAAGATCTAGAAAATATTCATAAATGGAGAGATCTATATGTAAAAGAAGATTACAACCTTTTTTTACAAGACATAGTTAAAGATAAAATATCCACCGTATTTATCAATCCATCTTATACAGAAATAATTAGTAAAGAAAAAGAATTTATCGATCCGGTTCATTCCTATCATATTATTCCAGTAAATCCAATATTGACTGAAAAATTAGTAAATAGTATAGTAGATGCCAAAATTCCAATACATTTTGCAGAATTAACGAATTCGTTTCTCCCAAATTTCCAACAAATATACCAAGTAGTATCGGTGGCTATATCATTTTTGATTATTTTTTCTATTTTACGTTCATTATTTGGTGCAAATCCTATGATAATGAATCCAGTTCAGGAATCCATAAAACCGAATATTTCTCTCGAGTCTTGGATTGGAAGTGAAGAAGTAAAAGAAGAATGCACGGATGTTATTGCCTATTTAGATAATAAAGAAAAATTTAAAACAATAGGTGCAGAAATGCCAAAAGGAATATTATTAGAAGGACCTCCCGGAACAGGAAAAACACTTTTAGCAAAAGCAATTGCAACAGAAACGAATGCAACTTTTATTTCGATTTCAGGATCTGCCTTTGTAGAATTATATGTAGGTATGGGAGCAATAAAAGTGCGAGAATTATTTGAAATTGCTAGAAAAAGCAAACCATGTATTATATTTATTGATGAAATCGATGCAATTGGAAAAGAACGTAGTAATATAAAAACATCTTCCGAAGAGAGAGAACAAACATTGAATCAATTATTATTTGAAATGGATGGATTTAGCAATAATGATGATATTGTAGTTATTGCAGCAACTAATCGTAAAGATATATTAGATAAAGCGCTATTAAGACCTGGTAGATTTGATCGTATTATTCGTGTTCCATTACCAGATCGTTCTTCGAGAGAAAAAATATTGGATTTTTATTTAAAAAAAAAACCGAATCAAAACATAGATATTACAGTAATAACGGATTTAACGGATGGATATTCGGGAGCCGATTTGAAGAATATTATAAATGAAGCGGCAATTATTTCCGTCAAAAACAATTTTACTACGATACAAGAAACATGTATCTACGAAGCATTTGAAAAATCAATAGTAGGTATACTGAAAAAGAATGCAAATGTTTCGGAATCTATTCGAAAACGAGTATCTATTCATGAAGCAGGGCATGCATTATTAGTTTTGAAAAATCCTGCATTTTTCCAGTTGAAAAAGACGTCTATTCAACCAACCTATAATGGTGTAGGTGGGTATACTTTATTTACAGAAAAACCAGAAATAAAAGAAGGAGGGTTATATACGAAAGAGGTATTGAAAAAACGATTGATGATTGCAATGGGAGGAAAAGCCGCAGAAAGTTTGTTTTTTGGAAAAGAAAAATTTTCATTGGGAGCAATGGAAGATTTAAAACAAGCGAATAAAATCGCAAAAACAATGATTCGTAATTATGGAATGGGAGAGAAATTAGAAGTATATTACAATGATGAAAACGAAAACCCAGACCGTATGGTATCCGAACGAATGAAGATGTATATCGATAAAGAAGCATTAAAATTAATGAACGATGCCTATCAAGATGCAAGACGAACATTATTAGAAAATAAAATACAATTTCTACAATTTTCCGAGATGTTAACAAATAATACGGTTATTTACGGAAATCCATTTATAAACAATATAACTTCGTAAAAACTATATAAAAACCCAATGCTACATTCTAAAAACCAAAAGAATGATTTCTCAACAAGATTGGCTTCTTGTGGAATTACTAGAATTCTATAAAAATAAAGACTATTTAGAAATAGTGAAAAAGATCGTAAATCGAGAGTTTGTTATTGGAAAATCGAAAAAAATATCGATTCGTATTGTGAATTGGTTTGTAACGAATTATGCTAAACAATATTTTACTGTATATGAAAATGAAAATGAACGATTTTTTGTATGGACACGTTTTCGTTCCGCAGAGGATGGTTATTCGAAAGAAATGTTTGATCCATACTCTAGAAAAGATCGTATTATTATTCCTTATGATGAAACTACGAAATTGATAACGACTATTGGTCAACTTAATTTTTTTAAGTGGGCCATCTTGAATAAAGTAATTGATTATATTATTGTGCATTACGAGGATATTATCAATGACATGACAAATCGATTAACGGTGAAAAACAAAACAAGTTTAGACGAAACGAATGTATTAAAAGAGAATACAACCACTGGCGGTAAGACACGTAAAAAAAGAGAAGAATTATCTATTTCCGCATGTCGTAGTATTCGTAAAGAATTTGTTCCAATTAAAATTACATTTTAAAAAAAAAGAATAAAACAATATTAAGATGAATACCTAATATTGTTTTGTTTTATTTTATGAATCGTATCTATGCAAATATAAAATTACCGATAGATGTGTTTCCAAATGGTCAGTTTAAAATGTTATTTGATCAAATGAAAATAGAAGTAGAAATGCCACCGCAAAATGGTGGAGATATACATGAAAAAATCATGGAAATGAGAGAAGAAATGGTGGAAAATATAGTGGATCATTCGAATATTCCATCGATGAAAGAAGAGGAAGAGGAGGAAGAGGAGGAAGAGGAGGAAGAGGAGGAAGAGGAAGAGGAGGAAGAAAAGGAGGAGAAAGAGAAAGAGGAGAAAGAGATAAAAATATACAAAAAGGATTATCCGTTCAATCGAATAAAAAAAAGAATAAATACTACTTTCCGTAAATGGAGTGAAAAAAATTCAATTACAAGAAAAAAATACATACCAATAGATACACCATCATCAACCGAAGAAATACCTACATTTTAATTTAGATAATTAGCACGTTGTTTTGTATCTACATATAGAGGGGTAGGAACAACCATAGGTGTCTTATCTATAATGTTCAAACTACGGTAGGAATTTATATCTGGAACGACGATCGGTAAGGGTTGAACTAAATTCGTGGAACCTATTCCGAAAAGAGTGGATTCAATATCTGTATAATTATTTGCTAAATCTCTAGAAGGAACGGAGCCTTGTAATAATCCGTTTCCAGGTAAATATTTATTATCGGCGGATTGTTTTTGAATATCCATAATATTTAAATGTCTTTCTACATATGCAAGTTGTTCTAATTTATAGTCCCCTGGTGTATTTTTATTTCTAGTAGACGCCATTCTTTTTCTTTGTATAAGATAGATATATTATTTTTTAAGACGAGCCATTAAATCTTGATAACTAGCGAGAGATTCTATTTTCGTATCTTTTTCTAAAAAAAAGAACCATAAACAAGTAAAATATAAATGAAAATAATCGTAAGAACATAATACCACCTGGCCAACTTTTACATCTGTCGAAAACATGGCCGCCGCGGCGAACGTATACATTTCTTTAAAAATAGTTTCATTTATAGTCTTTTCTAAAATAATATCTAATCCTATTTTCATACTATCGTAATCATAATCCATTTCATCTTTCGATTCTTCATCTATATTGGTTTCAAAATCTTTTTCCTTTAAATTTGCATAGTATGTTTTTGCGTCTTTTGTAAAATGGAATATACGTCGTATCCAATTTCGGTATTCTTGATTTGTTTTATAGTTAATAGAAGAAGGAAAGCAAGAAAATAAATCCATTTATAAATATGCTGTAAATGGATTTATATTTATTTTTTACATTTTTTAGATTTAGAATTGGACTTGCACTTACGTCTAGATCCACCTTTCGATTTTATACTTTTATGTGACCTTTTTCTTCTCCGTCCACCCTGTTGCATTTTATTCATTTTGTCCATTAAATCCGAAAGTCCAGTATTGGGAGAATTTACAGTAGGTGTAGTAGTGGTGGGTGCTGCCGATGTAACTCCACCCATTGAAGGGGTTGGAGTTAACGAAGGGGTAGGGGCTAATGAAGGCATTGTTGTTAATGAAGGTGTAGTAGCTTCACTCATTCTATATATTAACATGTGAAATAATTATTTAGTATATTTATCGCCCGTTGTATATTTATCGCCCGTTGTTCTAGTATCCATTCCTCCACGATTCCATCCGCCTAAAGCAAGTTCTTCCACTGAATTTACTTGTTCTGGAAAAGGATAGATTGCATAATTTTGTTCCATTACAGGTGTGACACTTTTTTTACCGCGAACGACTTCTCCTTGTATTAATTGAGACTCTAAGGTAGGATCACAAGATCCTCTTCCTAAATAGGGAACGGTTAGAAATGGACGGGAAAACAATTGTAATTTTTCTAAAGGTCTTTGTTGATCCGTTCCAATAAATAATTTCGATTCACCATCTACTAATGCTCCACCAACTGCTGGACCAATAACACCAGTATAATCTAAACCTGGATATTGAGACACAAAATCAATATGTTCATTGGATACTTTATCCCTAAAGTAATTCGTTAATACTAAATTCGAAAAATGGGTATTTTGTAATGTTCTCTGTGTCATATCGGTATCATCATCTGTAATATTACCCAATTGATTGAAAATAAAATCACTTTGCATGTTGAATGTTATTATATTACAAATAGATTTTTCTTAAACATTGGTATAACGAGATAAATTACGGGCACATGCAAACGGATTTCCTTCTTTACAAGAAATCATACTACCATAACAAAATTCCGCAAATGCTTGTTGGTCATTTGGTATAGTAGAAGAAGCAGTGGAATAAAAGGGACGTAAGGATTGTTCAAAAACATATTGTTCTCCTAAATCTCGAAATAATTTATCTGCTAAATCTGGTTGAGTAGGATTCATATCGATTACGGATTGTTTTGCATTTTCTAATATAGTTTCATTTGTATTTACATCGAAAGAGGGAGGTGCCGGTTTTTTATTTGGATTCAAATCATAATCTGGTAGTAAAACATTCGAAAACGGATTGGTAGAAGACGGTTTTTGAAAAGTAGTTTCAAAAATAGGGGTATTATTTTTCAACAATTCACTACCAGCGTCTTTGAAATATTCTCTCTCTCTTGATTTATTATTGTTTTTTTGAATGGTATATAAAATATAAATAGCGGCTAAAGTTATCGTTCCAATGATGATTAATCTAAAATTTTGCGTAAAAATAAAACCGATAATCGTAATTAATATAACTAAACGACTAATTGCATTTAGATTTTGATTATAAGCCATCGAATCTACCGGAAAGAATTCCAAAGATTGAAATAAAATATTTGGATCTTCTCCCCAAAATGGTATGGTTTTTTTCTTAGGAGATGGAATTGTTACTAAAGGATCCATTTTATGCATTACTACATTATCATTAAAAGAAATATCTGTATTTGGTGAAAATACATTCGAAGATGACATTTATTCTTTATATTAGAAATAGATATATGTAATAGAAATAACTAAATATATATTATAATTAATTGTAAAATGATATAAAGACAACTACAAAACTATTATGTGAGAATGATTCACCGAGCTTCGGTAGCTCAGTTGGTAGAGCATCCGGCTGTTAACCGGGAGGTCGCAGGATCAAGCCCTGTCCGAAGCGATAAAGGTCCTTAGTGATATTTTATTTTTTATAAAAAAATATAATATTTTTACATTTCCATTTTTTTCTTTATACATTTTTTATCCACAATAAAAGACTCACATTTGGTTTTTTCAGGGACGATTTTCAAAATACATTTCGATTTTTCCCCAACTAAAGGTTCCGTGCATCCTTTCTCCCTTTTAGCAGTTCGCCGTTTTCTCAAAAATTCACGTTTCGTTCTCGTGCATCTAGAACGAAAATGTTCATATCTTTCTCGAACCTCATCAAAGGTTAATCCCGAAGTTTTACCCAACATGTCATTTACTAATTCATGTAAATCGTAAACATATTTAGAAAAACTTTCTCGATTCCGCATATTCCCCATTTTCAACGGCAATTTCTTATAATTTTCCTTCAAATTGGTTCGGCATTTACCACAAGGTAAAACGTTTTTCAAATTCAGCATATAATTTCGATATGCCCTTTTCTGTATTTCCGTAGGATGATTAGGATAATTAAAACTCATCGTATGTAGAAAATGCCATTGACTTGGTCCCCATACTGTGGTTAACATGCCATCATTACTTTCATAATCTTGTTTCGAATACACATTTTGATTCATACTTATAATAGAAATTTATAAAAAAAAATCCAGATTTTTTCCCGTAGATAACATAAAAGTATTGGCTAAAATAGAAATAAACGTAAAATACAAATAATACTAATAATGGTGAACAATCCTTATAGAGGATTTATTCGATATTTAGACAAATATCAAAAGAAAAAGGAGTTTAGTTATTACGATGCTGTTTTTTTACAGCAAAGTATACAAACCTATTATTTAAATAATTATGAAAGTTCCTATGAAACTTGGCAAAAAGAGAACGAGGTAAATTTATCGGTCCATCCTTGTGCATTCAAATCCCCCTACCAGGATGAAATAAAAGAAGTAAAAAATATCGATATTTCCATTCATTCTTTGAAAGATTTAATAGATGTATTGAAAGAATATCCATATGATAGTAAGTTTGAATACAATATTGATTTACAGTCATTACATAATATAAAAATGGAATTAGAACAATTAAATGGCATGATTGGAATGGAAACATTAAAAACGGCCATTTTACAGCAAATGATTTATTTTATTCAAGAGTTACATGTATCCAAAGATCCTTTAAAGAATGACTATAAACATACGATATTAATAGGTCCACCCGGAACTGGAAAAACCGAAATTGCGAAAATAATTGGAAATATGTATGCTAAAATAGGTATTTTAAAAAAGAATACATTTAAAAAAGTCACTAGAACCGACCTAGTTGCAGGATATTTAGGACAAACTGCGATAAAAACTAGGAAGGTGATTGATGAATGTTTGGGCGGGGTTTTGTTCATTGATGAGGCATATTCTCTCGGGGACGATTCCTTTTCAAAGGAATGTATCGATACTTTATGCGAAGCATTAAGTGATCATAAAGATGATTTAATGGTAATTGTTGCAGGATACGAAACCCAATTGAACGAAACTTTTTTTAAAATAAATGCCGGAATGCATTCCAGATTTATATGGAAATTTTGTATAGATTCCTATACACCAAAAGAATTAATGTTAATTTTCCAAAAACAACTATTCGACCATGGATGGCATTTAAAAGAGGATTTTACATTAAAAGAATCCTGGTTTCAAAAAAATAAAGAATATTTTTTACATTTTGGAAGAGATATGGAAATATTATTTTCCTATGTGAAAATTTCCCATGCACAACGCATTTTTGGAAAAAATAAGACTGAAAAAAAATATATAAATGAAGATGATTTAGAAAAAGGGTTAACGTTGTTTATTCAACATAAAAATGTATCAAAAACGGACTTTACTTCTTTACATTCGATGTATGTATAAAAATGAAAATAAATATATACATTCCTGTAAATAATATATATATGAGTGAGAGAAAAACGATTCAGATTCATCCCGATTTACTAAACGGAGGAAACAATACTACTCGAAAACAAAAAAAAGAGATGAAAATCCGGAATAAAATACAAATAAAAAACAAGGCCGAAAAAAAACCGAAAAAAATATCAACCATCAAACGAAATATATTGAAAATGATTCGTAATCAACAAATCGAAAAAAACCGAAAAGTAGTTCCTCCCGTTGCTGAAAAAAAAGAGGTGGAACAACATTTCAAAAACGATTTTAACGATACTTTAGAATACTTATCGACATTAGCCAAAGATACCGACGATAAAGCAAAAAACCAGACAATCCGTAGATACCCCATGTCTTTTACAGAAGTCATGGACAAACCAGAAGTTATGGAAAATAAAGAGAGGTATGAAATACCGATGCCGATGCCGATGCATACCGAAGAACCAATTCAATTAAATGCCGCAATAAATCCGCGTCTCTTACCACCACCAAAATATGGATGTTTAAAAAATGGTAATTTACCAACTTATCGAAATTATATGAATCACACTAGAAAAATGGCGCCGATTCCAACCGTTGAACAACAACAATACGAAAAAAAACTAGAAGAAAATATAAAGGATTTAAGTAGAATACAACAATACCAACAAAAACCCGATCCCCAACTCAAAAAACATTATAAACAACCAAAACAAAAACGGATTATTCGCAGAACCTTTTATGTTGGAAGATCCAAAGTATATCCCAAAATTTCGGTATTGGTTGCAAATAAAACGATTCGTTCCAATACACAAATGAAAACACAACAATTAAAAAACATACCAATGCCTGATGTAAAAAATTATTTATTGAAACACGGATTTATTAAAATCGGGACGAATGCACCGAATGATGTTTTGAGAGAAATATATGAAAATACACAAATGATATGTGGGGAAGTGAAAAACCATAATCCGGAAAATTTGTTGTATAATTATTTCAACGATACTGTCTCGAATACGTTCTAAAATTGGTATATATAAATATATTTAGAAACAAATGAAGGAATAATATAACGATAAAGATTGAATGAATACAATACCCATTTTATTTTCAGTTCCATCCGATAATGGAGGGGAATATCGTTTGTTTGGTGAAGTTACACCGCATTCCATCGTAACCGATCAGGCCATTCATCGAATTTCGGATGAAGAATTAGTAATAATAAAACGCAAACATTTATTTATGCGTCTCTCGAAAAGCATAGAAACCTTCTTAGAAAAAAATAGAGAAGATTCCTATCATATTACGAAATATACCATTTTTCAAATCGACGAAGTTCAAGCCGAAATATATGTTTATTGTGATATACATGATATGCCATATTCATATTATTACAAGATTATTGCAAAACATATAGAATATGAAACAAACGAAAGTATAAACAAGGATTTCTTACTCTATGAAAGTAAATGTTTTACAACGGTTTATTCTCTCTTGGAGCATGTAAAAAAGGTAGAAGAAACCTATGAATTCTTGGATTATTATTTACTGTCTCCCGAAAAAATGGAAGAAGCAAAAGCACAACGCCTGTTTTTCCCATTATTACCCGATAAAGTTTGTAGTGTATGTTATGAACCAACCATAGAATATACTACATGTAAACACCCAATATGTTTGAAATGTAGAGAGAAATGTATCGTAAAAGAGAATAATAGGTGTCCTATTTGTAGAGGAAGTGAATTGAGTATTTATCCAAATTCACTGTAAACCCTTCTAGATTTACGTTTATTTCCACCATAGGTGCGGATTCTTCTGGTATTCATTTTATTATGAACTTTGGTTGGTAGAGATAGATTTTTTTCAGATAAGAGTTTTTTAAAAATTCTCTCAACTAGACCAGGATATTGTTCCATATGTAAACGATAAGCATGATATTTTTTCATGAATAATCTAGGATGTTTCGATAATATTTTTTGACACTTTGTTTGAAAGGTTTCGATTTGACCTAATCTTTCAAACAATATATTAATTTGCTCTTTATCATGCTTTATTTTGGTTTCATGTGTATGTATATAGTCTATAATTTTACTAATATGAATAGAGGTTACGTCTCTCATCCCAGATATATATAAATGATTGTATTTCAAATTTATTATAAAAATACTATTATTATTCATAAAATTATTATTATATATTATATCCGCACCAATATTATATGATTCTGCAATATTATATAATTCGGCTGTTTTATTAAATAAAAATGTTTTAAACTCCACCTGGAAATATTCTTCGTTATTTTTATTTATACCATTGATTTTATCCAAATAATGTTTTATAATCTTATCCAAGTCTTGAAACTGAATGTTTTCCCATATATTTTTTAGTTTTTCTAACCTGGATACATAATCCGTTTGTTCATATTCACATTCATGTTCTTGTAAATAGGTTAATATTTCATATATATGATTACTACAAAAACCCAAAAATGTAACATAGTTTAAAAAATAAACAATATTTTTAATCGATATTTCATTCATTGTGGTATAACTTTTATTCCAAATATTTTCAACTTGTAAAGTTATGATACTTTTTCGTATACCTAGTAAACAATCGTTCAATATATGTATTATTTTAGGTAAAGGATCCGTAGAATAATATGTATGTGGATTCTCGTATGATTCCAATACGTTTCTCAAAGATAAAATACGATATCTAGATCGTGATCGTGATCGTGATTTCGATGTCATATATATTATATACTATACTTTAAAAAGTAGTATTTCTAAATGTATGTAATAATAAAAAGGTAGGAACCGACACTTTCTCTCTTGAAAAAGAAATAAATGATAATAGAGAGTATCGTAGGAGGTTGAATATTCTATTTTGTATGATAAAATGAAACACCATTTAAAAAAATACAAACTTAAATCAATCTAAAAATAAAAATATATAAATATAAACCAGTTTTATATATTTTTTGAGAGAGAATGAAAAAAGAAAAAGAAGCAACAGATGAAGATATTACCCTTTCGATTTGTAAAGAATATTTCCATTATACGAATATACATAAATCAAAATATGGAGAGAAAACGGTGGTGTTCATGCAAGTCGGTGCGTTTTACGAGGTATATGGATTGAAATATCCCGGACAAGATATCATCGTTGGAAGTTGTATTGTAGAAATAGGAGAAATCACTGGATTAGCGATTGCCTCCAAAAAACACAATTACGATGGAGCCACCGTATATATGGCCGGTTTTCGAGATTATTCTCTCGAAAAATACCTACCTATATTATTAAACGAAGGATATATTATTGTAGAATATATTCAAGAACCAGAGACGGAAGCCGACGAAAAAAAGAAGAAAAAAACCCGTATATTCAAAGATGTCCATTCTATCGGGACCTATGTATCGTATGATATGGAACAAAAAACGGCATTATCGAATCATATCATGTGTATTTGGATGGAAACGTTACAAAAGAAAAGAATCTATGGAATTGCAATTATGAATAGTTATACGGGAGAATCCTTTCTTTTGGAAAATGAAACGGAAATGAAAATCCAAGCCACTACCTTTGATGAATTGGAAAATACCATCGCCATCTATCGTCCAAGTGAAATTATATGGATCTCTCAGGAGAATGAAAAAATGGTAAATACGATTCTACAATATTCTCCCAAAACCACGATCCATACCCGTGCATTAACCGACGAAACGGTAAAAAAAGTGGCCAAACAAAAATATGTGGAATATATATTAAATGCGACATTTGGTCTAGAAACATTTCAAACCTGTGCCGAGTTTGCATATTATATATATGCAACACAATCGTATTGTTTTTTACTGAATTTCGTCCAAGAACATAATCCACATTTATTGAAAAAAATCCAAATGCCGTCTTTTAAAAACGCCAGCAAAAAAATGATATTAGCAAATCATACGTTGAAACAGTTGAATATTATTACGGATCATAATACGGATGCTACTGGACATTTATCTTCGGTTCTCTCTTTTTTGAATAAATGCAATACTGCCATTGGAAAACGAAAATTAAACGAACAGATAACGAATCCGGTTTTCTGTGAAGAATGGTTAGAGAGAGAATATGAGGTAACCGCGTTTTTTCTAGAAAAAGAACCCGATATGATTGATTTATTAAGAAAACAATTGTCAAATATTCGAGATATAGAAAAAATCACGTTACAGATAGTAAATAAGAAGGTCTATCCAACTACGATATATACATTATACAAGTCGATTCAAACCAGTGAACAATTATATACATGTATTCAAGAATTCCCGAGAGAAATTCTCTCGTATTTTATCGAAGAATCCATCGATTTCCTAAATATGATAGAGAACCTAGACCGAATATTTGTATGGGAAGAATGTCAAGATAACAATCATTTCCAATCGAATATATTTAGGAAAGGTATTTCGAGAGAATTGGATGAATGGATGGAAAAACAAGACTTGGCTTTTTTGAAAATGGAGGAAATACGGGAGTATTTGAATTCTTTATTTGGGAAAGAAGAAGAATATATCAAAATCAACGAAACGGATAAAAATGGATATATGTTACAATTAACCAAAACGAGAGGCGAACTTCTAAACACTATTCTAAAGAAAGATACCAAACCCCATATTTCTCTCGAACACGTCCAATTTTCTCTTAAAGATGTTGTAATAAAATCCGTAAATAAATCGAATGCAGAAATCCATATTCCCATTTTAGACGAACTTTGTAAAGAAAGGATGTATTGGAAACAAGTCATTTATAAAAAAAGAAGTGCAGTATTTTTAGATATCATTCAAGAAATGGAGAGAATTCATATAAAATCTCTCGAAAAAATAGTGAAATTTATCGGGAATATAGATACCATCGTATGCAAAGCCTATTTAGCAAAAACCCATAGATATTGTCGTCCAACTATCCTAAAAGCTGCAGTAAAATCATGTGTGAATGCGGTAGAATTACGGCATGTATTAATCGAGAATTTACTACAAAATGAAATTTATGTTCCGAATGATATTTCTCTCGGAATGGAAGAAGTAGATGGTATTTTATTATATGGAACGAATGCGGTTGGAAAAACGAGTTTTATACGTTCTTTAGGAATTGCAATTATAATGGCACAGTCTGGGATCTATGTTGCCGGTTCCCAATTTCACTATAAACCATATAAAGCGATGTATTCGCGTATTTTAAGTAATGATAATTTATTCAAAGGTCTCTCTACTTTTGCAGTAGAAATGTCGGAATTGAGAGTCATTTTAAAACAAGCGGATGAAAACAGTTTTATTTTGGGAGATGAATTATGTTCTGGCACGGAAATGGAATCTGCACTAAGTATTTTTATGGCAGCATTGGAGCATTTACATGAAAAACGGACCTCTTTTATTTTCGCCACTCATTTCCACGAAATTGCGGATTATGAAGAAATCCATTCTCTCAAAAAAATACGGCTAAAGCATTTAGAAGTATGGTTTGATCGAGAGAAAGATTGTTTAGTATATGATCGAAAAATAAAGGATGGATCCGGAGAGAGAAATTACGGATTGGAAGTTTGTAAATCTCTCTATTTACCTGATCCTTTTATAGAAAGAGCCTATCAATTAAGACGTAAATACAATATAGAAAACGAAGGTAGTTTATCGCATGCCCCGTCTCATTTTAATACGAAAAAAATAAAGGGATTTTGTGAAAAATGTCATATTCGATTAGGAGAAGAGATCCATCATTTGCAAGAACAGCAAATGGCGGATAAAGACGGATATATAGAAGGGTTTTTCCATAAAAATCATCCTGGTAATTTATTGACGGTATGTAAAACATGTCATGATTCTTTCCATGTAAATGGAAATATATCTCCCATAACGATGCAAAGTTCTCCCGTTCTTCCACGTAAAAAAATAGTAAGGAAAAAAACGACGCGTGGATATATATTACAAGAAACAGAAACCTAAACTTAAATATATTGAGCTGGAATATTCGTAGCACTATAGGTTAAAAACATGGTAATAAAAATAAACATTAGTATAAATGGGAATAATAAGAGAACCCATGAAACCATAGGTGCACCTGTAATGCAGATCAAATTCAAAATCCAGGTCCATAATAAAATATAAATGAGTTTTATAACAAAAATGAGTGCAAGATTCGAAACTTCACATGAGTAATTTCCCATACAATAGGTAGTAGAATTATACTGATTTTGGAATAAAATAATAAACAAAGAAATGAGAGAAATGACTAAATAAATATAGGCAGGTGTGCATAAATTACGTAATCCGTAATTGGCCATTTTACTATATATAATCCATGCATATTTTATACTAGAGGTGGATTGGTTTTACTAAATCCGGTATTATTTAAACTTGCTGGATTCGTAAAAATAGATCTATGCTGGTCTGGAACATCTTCTACTTTAGACCCTAATAAATTAGGATAATGACCGGGTCCCAAATAACTACTTATAGCAGATTGTCCTAAATTAATTCCGCCGGATTGTTTTTTCGTCTTTTTATTTTTTCGTTTTTTCGTTTTTTTACTTTTTCGTTTTTTCGTTTTTTTAGTCCTTTTTCGTTTTCTACCTCCAGTAAGATAAATATTATTTCCACCGGTTTCATTTAACGTATGAGATACCGGAACACCTTGAAGTCGAGTAGATAATTCCGTCATGGTTGGATCGTTTTGGTAATTATTTAGAGGATAATAAGTTTCATTGGTAGATGGAAAGTTAGCAGTTGGTGGAATTACAAAAGCTCCTCCACTCATTGGTAGATTACAAGTAGAACAACCGCCACTAAATGGATTTAATTTAGGTGTTTGACATCCACAGCCTCCTCCTTTTTTTAGACGATGACGATGACGATGATTTTTCATTATAGTATAGCGATATAAAAAAAGGAGGCCATTTAATTTAGCCACAGGCCATTTAATTTAGCCACAGGCCATTTAATTTAGCCACAGGCCATTTAATTTAGCCACA